TCAGCGCTTTTTCTTGCCCTCGAACGCCCTGATGACCTTCGCTTCGTTCTCCACGTGACGGGTATAGTGAGCGCCCATTCGCTCCGATTTGTCACCCAAGGCAGCAGCGACATCGCCTGTTTCGGCGCCGGACCTTTTCAGGTCTGCAGCATACGTCGTCCTCAGACCGTGCAGGGTCGTTCCTCCTCCGATATGCCCTGCCTCCTCGAGGTCACGCAAATAGTGGCTAACGGAGGTCTGCATCTGCACTTCAGACTCCCATGGCGTGCCATCAGCACGCGTGCAGATATTCAGCGCCGGCCGGTCAAGCTTGTCGAGATAGGCTTGCAACTCATCGGTCGCCGGTATCCAGACCAGTTCCTTGTTCTTCGCGGTTATAATCCTGAAGCATTTCCCAAACCGAGGGTCCGGCTGATAGTCGTTCCAGCGCAATTTGACGACGGTCTGCCCTCGGTAGCCGGCGTGGCGTGCGATCATCATTGGCGTCAGCAGGTGGGCAGGCGCATTCGCGGCGACATAATCCCACTCGTTCTTCCGCCATTCACGGTTCGCGTTCGGATCAGCCTTATGGCATTTGTCGATGCCAAGGGCAGGGTTCCCCAGCATCTTCTTCCGCTTCACAGCCTGGGTGAACATCGAAGAGAGCGCGGAAATCATCTTGTCCGCGAAACGCGGCCACTTCTCCTTGGCGCACTTGTCTCTGATGTCATAGAGGTCGGCTTGGGTGATATCGGCTAGGGCGTAATCGAACTCTGGGCGCAGATATTTGAAAGCCTTCGTGTAATCGTTCTTCGTGGCTTCTGCGAGCGACTGGTATTTGGGGCATTCATTCTCGTACCATTCGACGAGAGCACCCAGCGTACCGTCCGGATAGGTTCGTCTCAGGTCGCGGACCCGCCGCGAGTTATATTTCGCGATGAAATCAGGCATCGCCATGCGCTTGTCGAGATCGGCGCGAGAGCCTTCGAAGCCGACGAGGAGCTTTTCCTTCGTGTCGCGGACGTACACGTACCACTTGCCGCGAGCGCGAACGATGTTAAGCCCTTCCAGCTTCACCTTGACCACCATAGAGCCGATCCCCAAACTTGCGCTTCGGCGCGGCATTCTGCTTGTTTGGATCGAGCGTGACTAGCCACTCGTCGAGGCGCTGGCGAAGATAGCGCTCGCCGCGTGTGGATTCCGTGAATTGCAGCGGCCTTACTGGGCACACCTTCTTGAAGGTGTCCACGCAGATCCCGCAATATGCCGCGGCGGATTTCAGGTCCATTGCGGCTGGCCAGTAGGGAAGGTTCGGCGTCGTCATCCTTCACCTCTCTTCGCCGCTTCCCGCTCGTTTGCAATCGCTGTCCCAATCGCCAGCAGAACTTCAAGATGGCTCATCGGCCGGGGCGAACCGGCCAGCTCCTCGGCTTTCGCGCGGATGTCCTCAGGGAAGGCATAGTATGCACGCGTGGCGGGGGTGGCGTTGGTCAGGTCGGGGATCATGGCTTCTCCTCGGCGCGCTGGCGGATCGCGGCATCGGCAAGCTCTTGGACTGTGCGATAAAATGCTGATTGAGCTTCCGACATCGCGGCATATTCAGGATCGACATTGAGCCAGTTGCCACGCTCCCGTTCCGCGCGAACGAATTCAAGGCGAGCGTTGTAAGCAGCTACGGCATCAACGTGGGCTTTGCGGGCGGCTACGATCTTGTCGAAGGCCTCGGCCCTGCTCTGTGCGGCGTCCGTATCGGCGGGGGCAATGTTCTGGCTGTTAGGGCCACTTTTAGGGTCATTTTGGCAGGTTTTTCCCGGCGTTTCACTGTTCGTTCCACTGCCGTTCTTGTTGACAGTTGGCGTGATCGGGGAATTCGCCGCTGCGGGAGGGGTGGAGCGGGCGGATCGGTCGGCCATGATCGCGCGCGCGATGCTCTTTGACCACGGCTCTCCGCACTCGAAGTTCTCTTTCACGGTCTCGCTCGCCAGCTTCATCACGCCTTCAGGGAATTCGCTCATTGCTGCATGCCTTTCTTCGCGCGAAGGACGGACGGGCTGAGGACATCGCCGCCGATGGAACGATAGGTGAGGCAGCCGTTTTCGGCGTTGAATGTGCCGTCGAGGAAAAGCTCGGCGCCATCGCTCATGAAGCGTTCGATGTGCTCAGGGTTGGCGGCGAGGACCGAAACGATCTGGCCGGCGAGCTCCATGGCCGGCTCACCTGCCTGCCAACCGACGGCATTGGCTACCTGGGCGATCTTCTCGACTATTTGCCTCATACCTCGTCCCTCGACCGGAGCGCGCCGACTGAAGCCAATCGCTGGTTGATGATGGCGGTGCATCTGACGATCGCCTCTGCCTCGTCAAAGTCGCAGAACACGCCCCAAAGTGCGTTTGCGAGTTCGTGTGGATCGATCCCCTTCGAGGCCCAGTAATCACGCTCCGATCCAAGCTTGCCGGAGTGCTGCAGGGCGTGTTCAGAGGGCGACAGGGGAAGTGCGAACCGGTCGGGAACCTTTGTCCCTTTCCCGCGCCCATATGCTCCGTGCCATTGGCTGGTATAGGAGACGTGCGCAGCCTGGACGCCGTAGACGCCAGAGACCGCGCAAGGCAGGTGGTGAATAAACGCCAGATAGGCGGGCTTCTTCGCCGGCCTGCGCGCTGGTGTCGGATCCGGGCGGATCGAATTGGCAATGCGAAATGCCATGGTCTACTCCATCATCTGTCGTTTGCACGGGCCGTCGCACCAGAACCGAAGGTGGTTCTTCCGGCCGGCGAGGCGCGCGTGAAGGAAACCGTCGCACTGCGGGCAGCGGACGCGGGCGGCCGAGAGGCCCTTCTTGATCATCTGGGCCTTCATCTTCATGCCGTCGGTCAGCGTCGACATGATCGAGGCTTTGTCGAATGAAGCGCTCATACCGCCTCCCGGAGCATGTCTCGCTGAACCTGCTTGATGAATTTCCCGCGCACCCGGATCCCTCTCAGGACGCGGGCCTTGTCGCACTCGAAGGAGAAGCCCTCCCGCGCTGCGTCAGGATCCGGCCTCAACTCGCCGATCGGCTCGACCTCATAGACCTTTCCGCAACCGGACCAATGCATGCAGGCGTAGAGAAGCGCGCCGTGCTGATCGGTGCAGACATAGACCTTGTTGGTGTTGCAGACGCCGGCGGCGCCGTAGCGCGCGGTCGACGGTGCTTTCGTTATAGCCGGCGGCAGCACGAGCTGTCCGACGGTCAGGCCGCCGTATCCGCCGTGGAAGTAGCGAACGGTGCCGGTCATCGTCTTGCCCTCGTTGCGCCGGCATAAGCCTCGAAGGCCCCACGGTCGCCGTTGCAGCAGGTGTAGCCGGCGATCGGCGGACCGATCCGGTGGTAGGACTCCAGGCGGAAGTGCGCAGGGCCAATTTTCATGCCGGGAAAACGGAAGGCGACGATGACCTGGCCGCGATGCCAGAAGCACGAGCGGTCGGCTCGCGTCACGTATGCGTGGTGACCGCGGAACTCGGATTCGTCGTCGGCGAAGTCAGCATCGGGGAACCTCGCGCGGACGATCGCTTTGAAATCCTCGATCGCCGCCGCCTCTTCCTGCTTGCGCCTCGCCTCGCGCTTCATGTGCTTCCACTTGCAGCGGGCGCAGCAGTAGACGGCGCCGTGCATGGTGCCGACGATGCCGTCGACGGGCAGGCGGTGTTCTTCTTCAAGGTCACTATCGATTTGGATTCCGCAGCCGTGGCACTCGAAGTGCCAGCCGTGGTCGACCGCGACTTTTGCAGGAACACCTTTGCCGGCGAATGCGTCGGCCCAAGGGGCGCGGCGGCACTGGATGTAGGACAGCTCGCCGTCACCATACTCGTTCGCGCCGGCTTTGGCGGCGACGATCGCCCTCGGCGCGAAATAGATGTCGCCGGTGTATTCGTCCCTCTCAAGGACGGAATATGCCTTGAGAGCGGTCATACTGCACCGCCTTGCGCTGGCCAGATTGTTACGGTCTCGCCGTTCTCCAGCGCCTCGCGCACAAGCCAGACTATGTCCTCGTCGGTCTCGAACGGCGCATGGAGTCGGCATAGGTGGCCGTCAGCATCGCGGGTTTCCGCCTGCCATCCAGCCTTGCGCACTTCTTCGGATGTCTGAAGGTTGACAGGGAACGGGTTCTTCATGCCGCACCGCCTTCCGCCTTGCGGATCACCGCACTTGCCTTTTCGATAGGCTGGGCGAGTGCGCGCAAAAGTTCTGCCGGCTCGGCATTGTTCATGGCGAAGGCGCAGACGACATCCTTCAGCGCGTCCAGAAGTTCAGGAGAGGCCGCGATCAACCAAGCGTCGGCGCAGTTGATGCCTCGAATATCGTAGCGGTAGACGCTGCCGTCCTTCTTCGCATCCTCAATACCGACGATGGACCGGTCGCCAACTTCGAACTGCAGCAGGTCCTTCGCATCGACCATGCCGCGCTTGGCGGGCTGGAAGCGAGGCTGAGCGCCACGCATGCCCCAGCGCGTGAAGTCCATGACATAGCGGCGGCCGCCGTGAACGGTGGCGAGATAGACGTAGTTGCTGCTGGCGTTGCCGAACCACGCCCAAGGGCCGGGGGTGTACTTCAACGCTTCGGTCATGCTGCCCTCCAGTCGTTGGCGCCATCATGGAAGCCGCCACGGATCGTCTCCGAGAGGTGAATGCCGTTTGTGTCGCAGAATGCGATGGCGTAGGTGATCAGGCTGGCAGCACGGCCAACGGACATGCGCGCCGTGCTTTCGCGAATGTTGACGAACTCGCCTTCGAGGCCGGGAACGATTTCAGGCTTTGGAGCGCCAGGATCGTTCTTCGTCGCCACGGTATGGGCGGAAACCAGAAGAACCTTCCACGCCTCAGCATCGCGCCTCTTGCCGGCCCACGTCATATGGGAGTTGGCTATATCGGTGCAGATCGCGTGAAACTTAGCGTTCTGGTCGCCGCTGCGGGTCTTCGGACCAATTGTTACGGCGCTGCCTTCGCCGGCAGCCGCAATGGCTAAGAGCGCATTTTCTCGCACACGGTCGTTGATCAGGATGAACGTTTGCTTCCTCTGGGTCATGGGTCAGCACGCCATCAGCGGATGTTGACGGATCGCGTCGATATCGTTCTGATTGGTGGCAGCCGGAAGCGTGAGGTGCTCACGCGCAAAGGCGAGATAATCTGCCGCCAGAGCTTCGCAGTCGGCGCGGAGGCCCGGATACCGATACGCTTTTAGGACATGCGGCTTGGCAACTCGGTATACCTGCGGCTCCTCTTCCTTGATGAGGAAAATGTTCCACTGGAATTGATCTGCCTCGAAAAGGTCGAGGTAGAATTTCCACTGGCAACCGTCGAGATACCGTTCCGGGTCAAACTTGCTCGTTGTCTTATGATCGAAGACGATCTTGCCGTGGATGGCGTCGACCTGGCCGGTCACCTCAAGACCACCGTAGGTTCCGTAAGCCCGCATCTCGCGGACGGCCGGAACCGACAGCTCGGCGTCGGGAAGGATGAAGCGATATCCGTTCGCCTCAAACTCCTCGTGTTCGCCGTCCTGGGCGAGTTCCATGGCCCGATGGAACGCCGTTCCGGCCCTCATGGCTGCGGAAGGCTCATCAACCGTGATGAACCTTACCAGGTCTTCAACGGTCGGCTCTTCCTGCCCGTCAAAGAGCGGCCGCCAGTTTTTCCACTGGCGGTAAGCTTCGATGTTGGAGACGCGCGCAAGCATCAGGCGGCCTCTTTGCTGCTGAGGACGAACTCGTTACGAGACGTGTCGTAGTGAGCGCCAATTGCGGTTGCCTTGTCGCGCATCATGACCTTGCAAGCCTTGGGTGCATTCGCGACACGGCCGAGAAGTCCGTTCAACTGGTCGACTGAGTTGATCTTGGAAATAGCGTCCCGGAACCATTCCTGCTCTGCGGCTGCTTCCTTCTGCGCCAAAGACGCTTCGTTGAGGCGATCCTTGGTCTGCTGGATGACGCGACCGAGGAATCCTTCAAAGTCTGCGTCCTCGAAGTGCGGCACCTTGAGCGGGTCAAGCTGGCCGGGGTTCTTACCGAAGGCGGCGTCGGTCGGAGAGAACAGAAGCCAGCGATGCTTGTTCTCGATGATCAGGCGCCCCATGGCATCCGCAGTCTTGTAGATCTCTCCCTTGGAGCCGCCCTGCACATCAAGGCGCTCGATCACATCGTCACCACTGCGCTGCTCGTCCATGTGGGCAATCAGAACGACGTCCTTACCGAAGCTGTTGAGCAGCTTGAGGAAGGCGCCGAACCGGGATTTGAGTTCGCCAAAGCCCTGCAGCGTCAGCGCGCCGCCGCGACCGTGCTTGGGATTGGCCTTGATGATATCGACCGACAGCGAATCTAGCGCCCGTCCGGCGGTATCAACGACGATGGTCTTGAATGGCTCCAGGTCGCCGGCGTCGATGTTCGTAATGTCGGCCCACGAAGTGACGCGGACAACGTCCTTCCGGTTGGCCGCGCGGTGACTGCCGTTATCGAAGTCTAGCAATAGCGGTGCTTCGGCCGTGAAGGCCAAGGAGGTCTTGGCGATACCGGGCGGGCCATAGATGACCATATTGAGGCGATCGACTGTGATCGGGTCGGATGCGCGAGTAATTTTCAATGCCATGACGTCGGTCCTTTCGTGATTACGATGTTTTCCTGGTTGATGATGGCGGCGCGCTGCATTGCGCCTTCGGTTCTAAGAAGCCCCACGGCCATGAGGCCGAGCAGCACGGCGAGGAGAATGAGGAATGTTGCAGTGGCGTAGGTCGCGCGGTTGAACCGGATCAGGGCTGTCAGGTCCGGCTCAGGCTTGACGCATCGGTTGCAGGAGCAGCCGAAGGCCGCGGCGGGGCAGTCCTTCATTCGGCTGCCTCCAACTGGCGATCGCTCCACTGGTCATCCAGCTGGCGATCCTTCCATTCCTGGTAGGCGCGATCCTCGTCGGGCGTGTGGTGGTTGGCGAAGGCTTCGTTGAAGAAGTCCTGAGCACCCTCGCTGTTCTCGATCTCGACCGCCATCAGGTTGAAAAGGCGCCGGCTAAATTCGCTTCCGAGAGGGCCAGTGCCGCTGCGGGTAAACCTCGTGCCGCCGTCAAGCGCGATTTCGGAGACGATAAATGCGTCGCCATCCTCGACCAGCGTTGCCTTTCCGTAGGCCATCATGCCGTCTCCGAAGACGCGGAGTTCGTCAAATTCGTATTCGCACTCGAAGCTGATCATCATCGCTTTCATCTCCCGGCGTGGCCGTCTGTTGATGAAAGCAACGTATACGCACAAAACGTAAATTGCAATACACATTTACGAAACGCACGTAAATTTCTACGCGGGAAGTGCGTACGAGCACGATGACGGGTTGTGAATGGGATTTGCGAAACGTGAACTTGCGATTTCGGCGCGCGCGTCGCGATTTCGGCCCAACGGCATTGGGCAACACCGAATAGAAAACTGCAGCCGAACCACAGAATCGTATGGGTTATTACCGGTGGATTGTCACAAAACTGTCATACGGCTGATCGCCAGCGGACGTGGCGCCGCGCTTGTGTGACGCTTTCATGAAGTTTCCCCGTAATCCTTGCGCCGCAATTACCGGTGTCGCCAAGCGCAACGGGCGGGTTAACGTCCGATGCACTCTGATGCTGGGGGTGTAGAATTCACGAGGGATTGAAATGCACGACTTGTCCTTTCCGGTGGTGGCGCCGGAAGAGGTTCTATCCGATAGATTTCGAGTTCATGCGGTGAACGGAGATGCAATGGAGCCGACGCTCCGAGGTGGACGCGATTACGCGCTTCTGGCGCCGGTCACCGCGTATCAAGGCGAGGGCATCTACCTCGTCGATGTCGGTGGCTGCCTTGACCTATTCCGCGTCAGCAACACGTTCGATGGGGAAGGGGGATTGCTACTGTCTCAAGAAAAGCGTGGCGGCGCGCACCGGCTCAGCCGGGAGCAATTCCAAGCGCTGGTGGTCGGGATAGTCGTGGCGGACATCAGGACGCGCGATGAGCGGTTCCTCAGGAGGCGGAAATAGCCTCACTTGCGGGCGATGTGCCCGCAGATCCTGCCGATGATGGTCAACCGGTCGAGCTCGACGGTGAAGGTCTCGAGGTTCGGGTTATCCGAAATAATCTTGACCTCGACAGGACTTGAGAACGGCACCCTCTGCAACCGCTTAATCTGCGGCTCCGCAGTGCCGTCGCTGATCGCGTACACAGTGTCGGAGACCATTCGGTTCTGGGATAGATCGACGAGGACGCGATCGCCTGGCGCATAGGTTGGATGCATCGAATCGCCAACGACTTCCATGACCAGCGTATGAGATGGCGAGGCTTTAGCTTCGCTTCGCAGATAATCCTTCGGGATAAGCCATTCGGCGACGACGCGATGCCCGGAAATGTTGGCGTCGCCGACGGGAAGGTTGATCACCTCGCCGATAGCGCCTTCGCCGGCGCCTAGCTTCACATCAATTTCAGGTACGGCGCCGTCGATATGCGGGCGCCAATGCTCCCGAGTGAACCCGCCGTCAGACTCCGCAGAGTGCTCGCTTAAATCTGGATCGAAGGTGCTCACCAGCGAGCCGTTTGCCGGCCGCGTCAAAGCCCACACTTCTTTCGGCTCGATAGGAGGGACGCCTTTGCCCGACACTACCTTGAGAAGCTTCGCCGCAATGTCGGGGCTGATGAATTCCTTTTTGTACTCATCGGCGTTCTCGTAGCGCTGGATGCTCGAGGCGCCTTTGTAGCCCATCCCCTTTGCCAGTTCGTCCATCGACAAACCCGCGCGCTCGCGCAGTTGGCGGAATTTCTCGGTCACAGAATCGAGTGCCTTTGTCATGCGCCTACATACGTGAAATGCGTTTACGTTTTCCACGTTGACAGATTTACGCAAAGAACGTACAAGTGCGTAAATCGAACAGCGAGAAATTGACGTGACAGCCAAAACCCCAGCAGAGCACATCATCAACGAACTTGGCGGCCTGACGAAGACAGCCCGGCTCCTTTCGACGGATGATCGCCGTGTTCCGGTTTCGACCGTCCAAGGTTGGAAGGACCGCGGGAAGATCCCCCAGGAATACTGGATACCGATCATCGATGCCGCCAAGTCGGTCGGCAAGGCGATCGATCTGTCGGAGTTCCTGGCTGTACCGGAGCAGGCGGCATGATGACGTCACTCTTCCAAGCCCCTCAGATCTCGGCAGAACTGCCAGGCCATATTCTTCGGCATCCTGATCCGAACCGCGATCATGGCCTTGATCTGGCCGTCGCCGTTCTTGGACATGGCGCCGAACGAAATGCGGACGATGTCGTTCTCGTCGACTTCGAGCTCTGTGATCAGGTCGACGTAAAGGGCCGGTGCGCCCTCGTCGAAGATGAAGACGGGCTCTTCCGGGGTTCCGAGCTTTCCGACGCTGGGCATGCGGCCTCCTACGTGGCTGGGAGAGTTGATTGGCGCGCCCGTCGGGCTGCGATCGTCGAGTTCAACCGTATGGCGGAGGGCGGAAGATGACCGACGCCCAGGCCAAACGCCTCGCCGACCGGATCACGCTTCACCAAACTTGCTCCGCTTGCCCTGAGCAATACGACGCAAAGCTCGACGGAGCGCAGGTTGGTTGTCTCCGACTTCGCCATGGGTGGTTCCGCGTCGATTACCCGGAATGCGGCGAGAGGACGATCCTCGAAGGCTACCCGAAAGGCGACGGCATCTTTGACGATGACGAGCGAGACGAATGGCTGTCGAAAGCCAAGTTCGCCATCGCAAACGCAATCCTTGGAAATGTGGAGACAGCCTAGATGACCGACGCACACGGCATTGCCCGCGACCAACTCCGCGCTTTCATCGAACGGGAGAATGACGAGCGTGGTTATATCTCCGATTTGGCAGAGATCGGCCGGGAGCGGTTCGATTACGATCCCGCCACCGGTCAATTGACTTGGCGAGACCCCGGCCCGTCTGCTTTCCAGACGCTCAAGGGCTATCGCATCTTCAAACGCAAGTTTGCCGGGAAACCCGCCGGGAGCATCAAGAAATCGTCTGGATACGTTCTGGTCTGCGTGCTTGGGCGTTCGATCCTTGCTCATCGCATTATATGGGCGATGGTCCATGGTTACGATCCAGTAGACTGCATCGACCACCGCGACCTCTGCCGATCGAACAATCGCATCGACAACCTTCGGCAGGCTACGCGTAGCCAGAACAACATGAACAAGTCCCTTCGGCCTGAAAATCGATCTGGCGTGAAGGGGGTGTTTTGGCACAAGGCAAGCAACAAGTGGTCCGCGGCAATAACTGTCGATGGATGCAAGCGGCACCTCGGCGTCTTCTCCACATTTGAGGAAGCTGTTGAAGCGCGCCGGGTAGCAGCCCAAACGTTCCACGGCGAATTTGCGAGGGCTGCGTAAATGCTTTCCTCCAAAGCCCTCAAAGAACTTGTAGCCGAAGCGCGCCCCATCATTGAGCGCCAGCTCGACGACGCCGAGATGATCGCTGGCTTCCGCGATGTTGTCTCCGCGGCTGGTGGCGACTGGTCGGCCCTCAAGGCTCTTATCAAGGCCCAAATCCAGGACGAGCGCGACGAGACCGGAAACGGCAAGCGCGTGAAGAAGATTTTGGAGAAGGCCGACTTCTCGACCGGCTACGCTGATCTGCTCGGCTGGTCGAATATGAACGAGAAAAATTTTTCTGCCGAGGAGCGTATCGACCCACTTACCGGCGAGATCCTCGACGATGCACCCGTCACGATCATCGACCGCACCGATGACGACGGCCACCGGCTGGCTGTCACGGTCGATCCTGAGATCGCCGCCATCCTTGCCTGCCGCCGCGAACAGGAGCGCTCCGACGGCGGCCTGAACATCATCACCAAGCACACCGAAATCGCAACGAGCGCAGGAGGCGAAAGTGAAGAAGTAGCCAAAAACGCCGTCGCAAGCGCGTCTGGCCCGGACGAAAAACGGGCGCCCCTTTTCGCGGCCAAGCCGCCGTCTACTCGTCGCCCTCACTGCCTCGATCGGGCTGGCTGCGGTTCCTACACGGAAGAACACTGCGCACCCTGCAAGGCGGCGATGCAGGAGTGCGAGCACGCAGAGGAAGTTGCATGATCGGGATTTGGTCATCGTCTTCCATCGATGCGGCCCGTCACCTTCAAAGCCGCGAGTTGCAGAAATTGCCGCATCACGCCTGCGATCGATGCGACCGCGTACTTTCCGTCGATGAGACGATCGAGCGGTTTTGTGAGCGCTGCGATCATTCGACCAACCCCTCCGAAAAGAAGGATGCAGCAGCATGACCTGGCCCGTTTTCCTTGGCTGTCTCGGCGTCGTCCTCTGGATGGCAGCGCTGACACTGGTCCTTCCTGGCTTCGTCGAGCGCGAATTCCGCCGCAACGGCTTCAAGGCAAAGGTTAGGCGCTGAACTCCTCCCCAGCACTTAGCGCGGGCCTCCGTCTTTTCCTCCTCCCAAGCCGGGGGCCCGCAAAACTTTCAACCTTATGCGCCTGTTCGAGAGCCTCAAAACGACGGCGTTCACAAGCTCACCAAGGGGAATTGCCGGTGACGACGAGGGATCGTCACCGGCGGCAGGACCGGACGTTGCGGCGGTGGTCCTGCGGAAGGGAATGACCTGGGAGGGACCGGCAGCCGTTGGCGCGGCGCCGTCCTCTCCATCGGAAGTAATGCCTGTGCGCATCAACGTCTCCATCAACGAGATGAAGATCGCACAGGAGGCAGACAAGGTGTTGTCGAAGCGTGACAAGAATTTGTCGAATAAGGACAAGGTAATGAACGACACATTACGCGCCCAGCAACTGTTTTTGGAGGCGTATCCCGAGATCCGCTACGGGAGCGTCAAGGAGCTTTATCGGCAAGCTCACAAGTTCATTTCCAAGCATGTGACGAAAGAACTGACCTTCCGGCGTATCCGCTCGATCAAGGAAGGCAAGGCCCGCCGCATTGATGGCGAAGAATTGGACGCACTGCGACTGGCAGTCATCGAGGAGAGCAAGCGTGAACAATCAGAACTCCGTGCCCGTCTGGCTGCACTGGATGCGAAGCTTGCCCGTGTCGACGAGGCTTTGGCTCGCACGAAGGTGGCGGCGGATAGCCGGCCGTAGGCTTGATTGGGCCGAGTACATCGCACCGGAACTGAAGGACGGGGACCGCTAATGGCTGAGCACTTGTTGTTTTCGCAGAACCTGACGGCGAAAGAGGTTCACCGGCCTATCGCCGAAACATACCTGGGGCAAGCCGATATCGCCGGGACCGGCCCTGATGGGAAAACCTGCCGCGAGTGCATATTCTGGCACGTCTGGAAGTCCCGGAAGCTGGCGGAGGGTATCGAGAAGATACCGGCAGATCCTGGCTACTTCGGCAAGCGTCACAGGAAAACGCCTTGCGAGCTGAAAAAGGCAAGGTGCAATCGCCCGATATTGAACAAGGCCAATCGGCTCATTCCCCATTCCGCGAAGGCATGCCGGTTGTTCGAAGCGGCTGAACACGTCCTTCCAGCGAAGAAGGGCGTCTAAATCGATGCACTCGAGGACTGCAGAGAAGATCGCCTTTCTCGATAGCGAGATCGCCGGACTGCGCACGCGAATCGGCACTGGCGGAAACTCGGTCCAGCGCGCCAAGCTCAAGATGCTGCGCGATATCCGCGAAGACTATCAGAAGTCGATCGATGTTGCCGCGCGCCGAGATCAGGGAGATGCGGCATGACCTTCCTGGAAGCCTACGCCAAGTTCGGACCCGACACGATAGCGGTCGCCAAGGCCTTGGACATTAAGGAGAACGAGGCCGACCGTCTCATCAATGCGCGATTGAACTGCAGCTACGCAGAGCGCCTTCACGCGCGCCGGATCAAGAGGATCGCGTACGCCGGCAAAGAACCGTTCCAAATGGCGGAGTGGTCGAAATGAACTCTGACAGACTGACTGCCGAGATCTTCTTGCCGTGGCCTGATCGTCGCCTTTCGCCAAACTCGCGGGGTCATTGGGTAACGCTTGCTAGAGCGAAGAAGAAGGCGAAGCAGGATGCCTATTTCGCGGCTTTGGAAGCAGGCGTCGGAAAGATCAAGGCTGACGCTATTACTGTTCGCTATTCGTTCTTCCCTCCCACTCATCGCTCCTACGATCTTGATAACCTCGTGGCCAGCATGAAGGCGGCGGCTGACGGCATCGCCATGGCGATCGGCGTCGATGACAGCAAGTGGCGGCTGGAGATAGCTCCTCGCGGCCCCATCGAACGCAACGGAATGGTGAAGGTGGATCTGGAGTGGCAATGA